GAAAGCCCGCTTCCGCGTCGTATTCGTTGTAGTTGCTCCATACGTTCGCATTCGTCGGTGGCGCGTCCGCGCCGTGCTGGGCGCTGTACCACTTCCCGGCGGCGGCCTGACTGTTCAGCCATTGCCGCACGTTGGAAAGGGTCCAACGGTTATTGCCGTAACTGCGGCGGTTGCCGTCGCTGTTGCCGGATTCGATAGCGTCAAAGCATTTCAGGGAAATAATGCGCTCCGTAATCAGGGTCACAGCGCCGGACGGGTAGCCCGTGTGTCCCTTGTCGGCGATTTTCCAAATGATCGGCTTACCGTTGTAAAGCGTGCCTGTATCTTTGACAAGCGCACCGACGGCAAGCGCATTCAAACTTTGGGCCATTGTTTTTCACTCTCCTTGAATAGATTTTGGAACAGACTGTCGGTTTTCTGTATCAGGTGATAGCAGTTTCCCTTTACGGCGTGGCTCCGCCAACTTCCGTATGACTGTTCAATGTCTGAAAGGCTGATTTTCTCCCGGTCCAGTAGACCGCGCTGTTTCTTCAATTTGCGTTGTGCGTTACATTTGCTTGACCGCCGGACTTTGCGAATGATTTTGCCCGATTCGGTCAAGTAGGTGTGGAAGCCCAAGAAATCAATACCGTTCCGCAACGGGAAAATATTTGTTTTCTTGTTCATCCGCAGGCCCAGCCGGGCAACGTATTGTTCGATCTCGCCCCGGCAGTATTGCAAATATTCCTTGTCCTCATGTATCAAATAGAAATCGTCCATGTACCGCCCATAATAGCGAATACCCAGCTTTTCTTTTATGAAATGGTCCATGCCCGAAAGATACATGACGGCGAACCATTGTGAAGTCTGGTTGCCGATAGGAATTCCCGGATTTTCCGTGCTGTCAACGATAAGGTCAACTAACCACAGAATATCCGGGTCTTTGATGTACTTCCGCGTCATCTGCTTTAACGGTTCATGCTGGATTGAATAGAAATACTTCGATATGTCGCATTTCAAAACCCAGCCGTCCGAATAGTGCCGCACTTCCTCCGGGCCGGGCGGCGGCAATCCCGCGGCCCGCCGCTCCCGCTCGGCGTTCGCCTTGCGTGTGAAGTAGTAGGACCGCATGAATTCTTCAAGGCGGTATAACCCGTCATGTGTTCCGCGCCCGCTCTGCGATGCGTAGTTGTCCCGGATAAAGGCTTTTGAAAACGCGGGTTCAAGTATGTTGTCGCATAGGGAATGTTGAACCACCTTGTCTTTGAATGCGTTCGTCATAACGATTCGTTCTTTCGGTTCATAGACCTTGAAAACGAAATAATCTGACGGTCGGTATGTTTTGGTTTTCAGCATTTCCGAAAGTAGGCATAGGGCTTCAAGAAGATTTGCTTCAAATTTTGCAACGCTGGGTTTGTGTCGCTTGCCCCTGCGTGCTTTCAGGAACCCCGCGTATAGGTTCCCGAAATCATATACCTGCTCGAATTCTGCGCCTTGCATATAAAAAACTCCTTGCCGTGTATAGAATCGGCCTTGCGCGTCTGCGGCTCCCGCCGCACGCAACGCGTCATCATCGGACCGCGCCGCGCGTCCGCGGCGGGCGGAAGCTGGTTTCCGTGGACCTTGCTTCACCAATCTTGTATTTACCGTCGTGCTGTCACCACAGCGGAGGGATGCGGCTTCCTTTGATAGTGGTCCTCTGTTTTCAGCCTTTCGGCCTACTCAATCGCGGTTTCCACCAAAGCGGGCGAACGCCGTTGTTGCCGTTGTAAGCGTTGTTCCAGTTCATCGCGCCAGAGGAATTGACGTTGCGGACGTTGTAAGAGTTGGACGCTACAAGCCGCACCCCAAGAAAAACGCCGGGCGTTACCGCCGCGGCGTGATTCCTCTATTCTGTTGTAGTGCGGCGAACCGCTCTCTATCCTGCTTCCTCCACTTTGCCGTCATGTTCTTCACGTTCATAACGTGCCGGGTCCATTCCGCGCATTGTTCGGAAGAGATAAGTTCCTTTTCAAAGGAAAGTTCGATCAGGAAAAGAACCGTCTTGCACTCTGTCAGCGCCTTTTTCTGTTCGTAGCGCCGTTCGCGGTATTCCTGCGGGTCTGTAAGGTCAAGTTCGTTCGCTTCCTGTATGTGTTGAAAAATATCAAGCGTCAAATCATGCAAGCGGTTTACGATGGTAAAACGGTATTTCTTCGGAAATCTCCGTTCGCTTGTCATCATAAACGTGTGCTTGACTAAATCTTTCGCTTTCGTGATGATTGCAAATTCTTGTGTGGGCTTTTGTTCAGTTTGTCGCTGGTCTATTTTAGACACCGCCTTTCCCGGATTTGTTCGACTTCCTCCGGCGGTCCGTCAAATGTAAATCCGTATTCGGTGACGGTCAGCGTTGCCCGTGTCCCGGCGTATGTCGTTCCGCATATCGTCAGGCTGTCCCCGGCGGCGCAATGGTCGCAGGGTGGTTCCAGTTCGACGAACAGGTTTCCGACGATGCAGGACAGTTCCCGCCGCGGGCAGGCATATTCCGTCAACATTCGATGCGCTTTCTTTCTTCGTTCCAGATACCCTTAACAAGCGTGATGCCGTCGAGGGAATCAAAGGACGCAAGAAACGGGTTCCCGGTGATGTTGTTGAACAGGCCGTCTTCCACGCGAGAAACGCGGCTTTCAATTCCTGCAATGGCGTTAAGCGCTTCGGTTACTCTGTTCGCGTCCGCCGCCGCCTGCTCTGCACCCTCCGTCCACGATGCTTTTTCTTCCGCCGTCACATGAATTTTCGTATCTTCCTTATGTTCAATCAGCCCCGAAATTGCCGTGTCGTAATTTCCCATCGTAGACGGGTTTACATGAATATCCGTATTATTCGCGTGTGCGTTTAGGTCGGTAACGTCTGCTTTTTTCTCAAACTCTGCGGCGTGTGCCGTCTTCGATGCGTCGTGGTCTTCAATGTCTTTTTTTGTTGCCGTTACTACGTTCGGGTCGATGATAAAAGAGATAGCGTCCGCGTTGGAAATCTCAATGTGCATCGTCAATTCGATTTCGCCCGCCGCTCCGCTTGAAATGATGACTTTTTCCGTGTCAGGGGTATTGCAAACCGCGATAAGGGTTTCTGTTTCGTCCAGAACGCCCATTTCGCGGATTGTCCACCCGCCAACATCGGACGGAATCACCGCTACTACGTCAATCATGTTTGGGGATTTCTCGTTGATCTCTACGCGGTTTACTTTTCCACGCCACTTTTCGCCCTTTAATGCGGTCATGGTAGAATTCGGCTTGTAGTAGCTTCCGCCGCCGTCACCCACAGCAAGGTCCGTAATATTGATTTTCTTTCCCTCCATGACCGCCGCCGCAATCAGTTGTATTCCGCAGTCGGTCACAAGGGTTCCATACGTTTTATCTTCCATTTCTTCACCCTCCGTTCGTTATTTATTTGGGAATACTGCAAGTTTCCGCCCGTACTGCGTATAGCCGCCGCAGTAGAACCCGCCGTGCGATTCCATATTTCGCGCCAAGTATGGGTAGACTTCGACGCGTTGCCCGATATGCCGTTTTCATCGGCTTGCAGGCGGTCAGCATTACAAAAGCCGATTTTGTCGCCCTTTTTCTGTCCCTTGCGCCTGCGTTTTCTCCACAGGTCTTCCACAACGTCACGGTCAAGCCCGCCGTTCATAATGATGTGGTGATGAATACGAACGGGGGTTTCGCTGTTTCGCTTCGTGGTGTAGGCGGTAACGATCATGTACTTTAGCGGCGGCAAGCCCTCTTTCTTCCGGCGGTACTGGACCCGGCGTAGGAAGTTTGTTGCTTCCTGTTCGGCCTGTTCCACCGTGTCAGGCAGATATTTTCCGCTGTATGTAGCTGTAACGTGCAGGGCTTCCGGGTCAGAACCGAAATTCAGGTTCGCCGTCTGTGTGAAGTAGCGGCGGGCGTTCTTGTCATTCAGGTTCTTTTGCTTCGGCTCCGTTTCCTTGATTTTCTTTGACCTCTTCCCGCGCGTAGATGCTGTCAGTTGCGCGGCGGTATAGGGGTATATATCTACCTCCCGATAATGCTTTCCGCAGTAGATTTTCTTTTCTCTCATAAAACTTCGCACTTGCTTCACTCCTTTTGCGGGTAGAGGAAGCGGGCGGGGCTTTACTTCCGGCGTGTGTAGTTGTCTATGCAGGTAGGAAGAACACCGGATAGGGCGTGTCTTTCTTCCCGGTCCTGTTGTCATGCGTGACAAGGCTAATCGCAGGAACGTTAATACCCATTACAAGCCCGCCACGCCGCGCAAAAACGGCGTTATTTGTTGACTTTTTCCGCCGTTTTTGATATACTAACGGTAGGTTGATAGCTGATATATTTTCATCGGCGGAACCCGCTTCGCGTCTGCTCTCCCAAGCAAACGCGGGGCGGTTTTTCTTTATCCAGTTTTCACGACGGCGGGGGTTCAGACCTCCGCCGCTTTGTCTTTGTCTTCCTGCGCGATCTGCGCCGCGTCCTGTTTTGACGTGAACAGAGAAGCCACAGCCGCGCCCAGCGCTTCGCCCCAAACTTCCACGGGGTATTCATTCAGGGCATTCAAAATTCTGTCGCTTGCGATAAGGACAAGCTGTGCGCGGTCCTCTTCGGCGACTTCAACGTTTTTCTCTTCGTCGTCCTCTCCGGGGACAGATACCAAGATTTCGGATTTCAGATAGCAAAGCGGGCGAACGCCGCCGTAGCCGTAGCAGGCGTTGCTCCAGTACATCGCGCCAGAGGAATCGACGTAGCGGACGCGGTAAGAGATGGACGCGTCACAGGTCCACGGGGTCAGGTTCCAGCACCACGCGTCCACGCGCGGGATAATGCCGCGGAACATTCGATACAGCTTGTCCGACAGCAAAGCGATTTTGTCGGTGGCGGTCCCGTAGTCGGTCATGCCGTCATCGGCGGTCAGGTCGCTTTCCCAATCGAGGAACGCCGCCCGGTCCGCGCCCTCTGCAACCAGCGCGTCGAGGAACGCGCCGTTCAGTTCGCGGCGCAGGGAAGAAGAACGCCAATCGTTCTTGTTGTTTTCGTCGAAAGCGCGTTCAAAGACGGGTTCGGCGGAAATCGCAACGGTTCCGTCGCCTGCGTACAGCTTGACCCACTCAATGCCGCCATACAGGAAGCGCCCGCCTGTTTCAATCTGTGAAATTTTCTTCATAACTTAGTCCTCCTCATATTCCGGCTTGAAGCCGTTCTTAATATCCGTGATAAGGTCCCGGACCGTCCGGGAAAGGCAGTAATAGAAAACCGGGAGGAAGAGGGCGAAAACCTCTCCGCCGACGGCGAAATAGCCCCGGTAGGCCAGCGCACGGGCCGCGCCCTCACGAAACAGCATAATTCCGGCAATCGTCAGGGCCGCATACTTCACGATAGCCCACACGGGGACCGGGCGGCGCTGGGCGATTTTCCGGTACTTCCGCCGGGCGGTCATTTGCCCGGCTTCAACGGTGATTGTGATAATCTCTTGTGTCATTTCGGTTCCTCCACTTCGATTCGCTCCGCCGCCGCGATCATAACGGCACGTCCGTTCTTGTCCAGCAGTTCACCTTGTACCAGCAACCCGGTTTTGTCCGGGGTCTTGCGGTAAATCACCGCTGTTACTCGCTGGTAGGTGATGCCGTTGTACCGTACCGGGCGTTCGTCCATGAACGCCCGCTTCAAATCAGCCGTTGTCACGGGACACACCGCCTTTCCGGGAAATCTCGTATTCGGCCCCGAAACGACGGCGCTTGCACCGCCAACAGGTGATTTTCATATTCACGCCGCCGCGGACACGCTCAATATCGTGTTTCCCGGCTTTCTTGATTTCGAGGAAGCAGGGCAAGCAGAATTGACGTTTCATGCTGTCACCGCCTTTATGACCCGCAAATAGAACGCTTCCGGTGTTTCATCGGGCGGAACCGTCAGGCTGATTTTGTGGAACTGCTTTCGGCACTTCGTACACTCCCTGCGTTCAATCGCGCCAACCGTCCAAATGTTCACGCTTCCGCCGCTTCCAAAATGGTTGTTCGTTTCGCCGCAGAACGGGCAAATCTCCAACAGCCCATTGTGTACGATCTGTCCGGCGCTGTCGTAAATAATTCCGTTTGTTGCTTCTTTTGCGATGTGCTTCCCGTTTCTCTCCACGTTTTCAACCTCCTTGTTTCCAAATCGCTTCAACCTGCTTCCGGCAGTATTCCGGGCCGTTCAGGTTGACCCAATCACTGATAATGGCGCGGTCTTCGTCTTCACGGTGTTTGTCGATAGCCTTGAAGTTCTCTTGCAGGGTGTCCGGGTCAAAGTATTTCACACTGGAACCCGTACCGTGGGCCAGAACCACGCGAACAGCAATACAAGCCGCGTCCGCGCAAATTTCGATACGCAGGTTTCCAAACTCCATGAAGTACGCGCCGACGAATGACGTACTTTTCGTCGGACCGCGGGCGGTCCCGAACTCCTGCATTGCAAGGGTGCGGGCCGTCTTCGCCGTCAGCTTGACCCCGCCGTGTTGCTGTTCCTTTCGGCTCATACCTCCGCCGCCTTTCCGCTTTCCTGCGACAGCCACCAAAGCGGATTGTTCCGCTTGTCCTCATACGGGCAAGGGCTACCATCGTCACAACTGACTTTCCCGCACCCGGCACAATACTTCCGCTGGAATTCTTCATCCCACGGCGCTTCAATGACGGGCAGGCCCCGCAGGAAAGCGCCCAGCGTTTCCGGGTTCTTCGTAATTTCTTCAAAATTGTTCACCGCGAAACCTCCTTTACGAATTGACCGC